TGATTAAATCATTTGGTTTATTGATTTTAAGATTATCAATAGGAACTATGTTGATACATCATGGTTATGAAAAGACAGCAGATATAGAAAATTTCGCAGATGCATTTGTAAGACCTATAGGAATACCATTTCCAATCATAGCATCTTACATAGCAGCATACTCTGAGATCTATGGTAGTTGGTTACTAATAGCAGGACTGTTTACAAGATTTGCAGCACTCTCAATCGTAGGTACAATAGGTGTAGCAATATACCATGCTATTGTAACTGCAGGATTCAACATCTACTTACTAGAACTCTTAATACTATACATGGGAGGAGCATTGTGTATCCTGCTATTAGGTGGAGGTGACTTCGCCATCGACAGGTTACTGAAGAAGTTTGGTATCAAATTTAAAAAACCACATTTACCTTTTGAATAATGAAAAAATCAGAATTGATTCATTGGAGATTGCAAGCGATGCTTCGTGAGCATTCTTTCTCAGATTTACAATACTTAGGTGTAAGACCTGATAGTATTGGTGTTAATCAACATTGGTATTCGATTGATGGGAATGAGGTTCCCGTTGATGCAATTGAAGAATTAGAAAGTGAGGAAGTTAATGAAAGTGACACCGTTTGAAACCTATCAAACCTATCTTTCTGTTAAAAATCATTTTTCAAATCCGAAATATGATTACTTTAAGTATGGTGGTAGATCAAGAGCAAAGATAACTGCGTTCAATAAAAGAAAAGATAAGTATTGGTTTGAAAAGACATCAAGAAAATATCCTGATAAAGAGATAGTAGAATTTCTTGTATCAAATTTTATATCTGCTGATAATCCCCAAACCCTTTGGATTGGTGAGATTATGAACTCTGGTGATAAAGTATATTCTGAGTGGTCAAAAACTCAGCAGAGTTTAGGGTACATATTTAAGGATAAGATCACTGACTTGTTAGATAATAATGACTTAGAGGAGTTGTTTGATTGTTCTACTGGTCATCCACTATTACTTAAGAAGTATCTTAGTGGCGAACTGAATTTAGAGATACTTGTTATCCTTGAACACATCTTTCATTTTGTGAAAGACTTTGATAATAGACTATCAGATCCTGTGTGGGAAACCGTCAGTATGAAAATTACTAAGTATACTCCTTTCATAAATATAGATGTATTCCAATACAAAAAAGTCCTTAGAGAAATCGTATGAGTACTTTCTTTGATTCAGAGATCATCAAAGAGGAATTGGGTGAGATCAATAAACTTCAAGAAGAAGTTTATGGAAAACTCGTTCATTTTCACATGATGGATCATGATGAACAACTAGATCATATTAGTAAATTGTCTGAATTATTAGACAAACAACGTGTCATGTATACTCGATTATCTTTATCAGATGATCCAGAAGCATTGATTATGAAGGAGAGTTTAAACAAAACAGTTACCCTGATGGGATATCCAGAAGGAACTGATATTAAATTCTTGTTTGATAACATGCACACAACTATTGATGCACTCAAAAGTTTTCTCGAAGCATAGAGTTGATTTTTATCAATTGTATGCTATAATATAAACAATCCCACGATCAAATTAATCCGAGGTAATCTAAATGTCATTCGCAGACTTAAAAAAGCAATCCAAATTAGGATCCTTGACCGCTAAATTAGTTAAGCAGGTTGAGAAGATGAATAATACTGGAAGCACAGGTGATGATCGTCTATGGAAACTAGACGTTGATAAATCAGGTAACGGTTATGCTGTTATTAGATTTCTACCTGCACCAAATGGTGAAGATCTTCCATTCGTAAAACTATACTCCCATGCCTTCCAAGGTCCTGGTGGTTGGTATATCGAGAACTCTTTGACTTCACTTGGTCAAAAAGATCCAGTATCTGAGTACAACACAACTTTGTGGAACAACGGTACAGACGCTGGAAAAGAGTTAGCAAGAAAGCAAAAGCGTAAACTAACTTACATTAGTAACATTTACGTTGTAAAGGATCCATCAAATCCTGAGAACGAAGGTAAAGTATTCTTATACAAATATGGTAAGAAGATCTTTGATAAACTTACTGCAGCAATGCAACCTGAGTTTGAAGATGAAGAGGCAATTGATCCATTTGATTTCTGGCAAGGTGCTAACTTCAAGTTGAAAGCAAAGAACGTTGCAGGATACAGAAACTATGATAGTTCTGAGTTCGCTGCACCAAGTCCTTTACTTGATGATGATGACGCAATGGAATCATTATGGAAGAAGCAATTCTCTCTTGCTGAGTTAGTTGCTGCTGATCAGTTCAAATCATATGAAGATTTGAAGAAGCGTCTTGGTTATGTTCTTGGAAATGCTGCACCTCGTCAAGATGTAGAAGTTGAAGACGAAGTTGAAATAATTCAGAGAGAAAGAGCAGAGCAAGTTGTTACTGCTGCGACAGCATCCACTACAGCACCAGTCACTGCTGCTGCAGACGCTGAAGATGATACACTCTCATACTTTGCAAGACTTGCTGAAGAGTGAGATACAATCAACTCTGTCTAACATTGTTAGTCATAGCAGCATATTTAAATTTACTACTTAAGTAAACATAGACCGTAGAGAAATCTACGGTTTTTTAATTGGGATCTGTATTTCTTGTATTCTCTGTCTGTATTAAATCGACATCTACGAATTGTGATGAATCTGTATATCTCATGATATCTTTCATATCATTTAAAAATACTTGTAGATAATCTGGAGATATAATGTATATTGATCTTTTCTCATCGTTGAGTTTACTCTCATACTCATAATTAGTGACACCACCTACAGGATTTAGAGTTGCGGTAGATGATGATGGATCTGGTATTGTAAATCCTGAATCAACAACTTTACCTTTTGGAAGTATTAATCTACCACTTGAATCTTTTACCTCTGTTGTTTCATAGTGACGAATCTGATTAAGATCATTACCATACTTATTAAGTGCGTAATTATACATCTCACCACTATCAAGTGGCCATTCATCTCTTACATTGATTATATTTGCACTAGTAAGAACAACCCAATCTAATTCTGGATCTCCATATATGTTGTCTGCAACTTGATCTGGTCTAATACCATCTCCTATATAATAATCTACTAGAGATGTAAAAACATATTTTAAATCATCACGTAATTTTGCTCTACGGAATATATTTTTAACTTGAACGTAATCTTCAGATGAAGATCTATCTAACGCTGTGGATTGATAGTTTAAATTTGGTAATTCTCTAAAGTAAGTCATTAGTATCCAACTCCTTCTCCTGCTTCGTCATAATCCTCTTGATAAACTGGATTTACTTCTTGGAAAGAACAACTCACGGTCATATGTGTGGGTGTTCCATCATGGAATGTTGAATATGTTCCAGATTGTGAATAATTTATCTTCATGTCTGTTAGATGAGTTGGAAGGAATTTATTTAAAAATGGATGTTCAGATGATCCCTGCATATATTCAAGTTGAAATATATCAGGTTGTTTGATGAAGATTCCCTTTCCTTTTTTCTTATTATTTCGAGCAGCCATTGATCTCTTTAAAACTTTTATAATCATTTTAACTTGCTGACCTTCATTATAATTACGAGGAAAAAATTCAAATGTAAATGGAAACTGTCTTAATTTAACACCTTGAAATAATGATTCTAAGTTTGGATTAAGTATTGCTCCACTTGCCCTTGCAATAAGTTGATTTGCAGTAACATTACCACCTAATGCACCAATCGCACGACCTGCGATTGCAGCTGCAATTGCATCAGTGTTTTGAGTAACCACATCAACTCCCTCAGTAGTAAGAAGTTCGAGTGTATCTGATATTAAACCGAATGAAGGATTTTCAATACCTGTTTGAATGAGTGCTGCACCGACTGCTTCTAGTGGATCTAATTTACCACTATCATACTGAACTGAGTTTGCATCTTGAATTTGTCTTGGTATTGGAAGATAAATTGTATGTTTTGGATTTTTTAATGGTGCTGCGTTTGATTGAGATGCATTACTAAGACTAAAACTACCTGTTCCTCTTTCAACTATAGCGTTTTGTTGACCATCTATAACAGTATTAATATCTTTACCTTTAAATTGTTTATCAGTTCTTTTTTTAACAGTTGCTAATCCTTCTAAATTAAGATTTGGTGCAGTATATGTTGCAATTGATATTTTTAAAAAATCCATACCTTCTTCTATCGCTGAGTATGGATATCTTAAACTTTTAGGAAGACCACCTCTATCATCATAGTCTATTGTATCTATGTAATCTTGTCTTTTCTTTGCAGCTCTATTTGCTCTAGCTTGCTTTTGTCCTGCTTCGGTAATACCACCAATCATTATCGACCTCTTTTTAACTATTTAGGCGGTTTCATTTGGAAATTCTGTAATGGTATCAATTCGAGGTCTTTTAACTCATCTGCAGTCACTTCATATAGTCCACCTTGCACTTCTGGATACGTATATTTCCTATTTCTACCCCAGTGAAAATTATATCCTATGAATCCCCATGAGAATACTTCAGTCACTTGAACTAATGGATTCAAATCAAATTTAATCTCTGGTGTCTTCGCCATGTATCTAAAGATATAATATGAACCTGGTATTGGTACAACAGGACCTTCAGTTAAAACAGTTTTAACCCGTGTTGCGAGTTCATCTGGATTCTTTATACTAACTAGACTATCTGAGATTGGACGAATACGATTTCCAAGCGTATCTTCAGGTCTATCATCTTCATACAAACCTTCATCTACTAGTTTTTGCCTAAGTCTCAGTAATGCTTTGGGAGATAGTCGTGTTGCTCTACGTGCCATATTTAATTCCTAATTCTTTCTCAGTAAATACTTTAAATTCATATCCACGATCTTTACACCAGTCATCTGCTGCTTCCCATTTTGCTTGATTCTTTGCATATTCATATGCTTCACGTAGATATCCTTTTGTTTGCCTTTTTGGTTTTGCTGGTGGTTTTGTTTGTTTAGCAGGTTTGATTTCTATTATATATTTTTTAATCACTCCTGTTCTTTCTTGAACTTTAATATAGAAGTCTGGAAAGTATCTATGTGGTCTATTGTCGATTGGAGAACGATACCACACATACATCTCTTCACTACCCCATTCAAGTATTTTTTCATTGTTATCACAGTAAACCATGAATTTTCTTTCCCAAAGTGACCTATAAACTATGTTTGTAGGATTCCCTTTATACTTGCGAGGATAAGATGGTTGATATTTACCCTTGTAAGACATCTAAATAATAATAAGACAAGTTTTAGGTATTTAGAGTGGTAAAACCCCGTAGAATATCAGATTTCAAACCTACATTTACAAATTTAGCACAAACATCACACTACCAGTTGATATTTGGAGGACTTCCACTTGGATTGAGGCAGCACTTAAAAGTAAGAGGTTTAGATTATAGATTTATAACTGAGACATCAGGATTGTTATGTAGTAACGCTGTATTGCCTGGTTCAACAACCGCTTTAGCAAATATAAGAGGTAATTATACTGGAGTGGTAGAAAATATGGCTCATGCTAGATTATTTACTGAAGTAGTTTTAGAATTTTATGTAGATAAAGAATACAAATCTTTGAAATTTTTTGAGCATTGGATGGAGTTTATTGCAAATGGATCTGGTGAAGATCAATCTAGAAAAGATTATTTCCATAGAATGGAGTATCCTGATGATTATAAATCATACGGAACAAAAATAATAAAATTTGATAGAGATTATAAAGAGGAAATGCAATATACTTTCTTTGGAATGTTCCCAAGAAATTTAAGCAATGTCCCTGTTAAATATGAGGGATCTGAAGTTCTTAAGGCGAGTGTTGGAATGGTGTTTGATAGATACGCTGCTGGTAAGTTTTCTAGTTATGACAGGTATAGAGGATCATTCAATAATAGGGAAGAGATCAACGCTAAACCTGCAGCAGCTGCAGCATCACCAGATGTTAATAATAATAATGATGATGTCTTTGCAGGTTTTAATCGAGGAGCAACTGATCCAAATACACTCACATATCAGAGTTTTACTAACACTTAAATAAACGTACTATATAATATACAAATTTGTAATATATCATGCCTTTACCAAAGATTAGTACCCCGACATATGAGTTGGAAATTCCGTCAACCAAGAAAAAGATAAGATATCGACCTTTTTTAGTTAAAGAAGAAAAGATACTTATTATTGCTATGGAGAGTCAATCTGATACTGAGATTGCAAATGCAGTGAAAGATGTATTATCTACTTGTATATTATCTAAAGGTGTGAATGTAGAAATTTTATCTACATTTGATATTGAATATATCTTTTTAAACATCAGAGGTAAATCAGTTGGTGAGGATGTAGAAGTCATGGTCACTTGTCCTGATGATGAGAAAACAAAAGTTCCTATCCGTATTAATCTTGATGACATAAAAATTACTACATCTAAAAATCATAAGAAAGATATAAAATTGGATGATCAATTGATGATGAGAATGAAATATCCTTCAATTAATGAGTTTATTAAAAGTAATTTTACAAATCAAGATATTAAACCAGAAGAAACTTTTGATTTAATTACCTCTTGTATTGAACAAGTATATAATGAAGAGGAGTCTTGGTCTGCTGCTGATTGCACAAAAGAGGAGATGAATGATTTTCTCGATCAATTAAATTCAAATCAATTTAAAGAAATTGAAAAATTCTTTGAGACAATGCCTAAGTTATCTCATACATTAAAAGTCAAGAATCCAAACACAAATGTTGTAAATGATGTGAAATTGGAGGGACTATCCGCTTTTTTCGGGTAAGTATGGCTCATGAAGATCTTGAGTCATACTTTAAAACGAATTTTGCCTTGATGCAACACCATAAATATAGTTTGACAGAGCTTGAAAATATGATTCCTTGGGAAAGGGAAGTTTATCTTACCCTACTTCAACAGTATATTGAGGAAGAAAATCTTAAAGCACAACAGGAACAGGGTCTAAATGGATGAAGATCAAGTAAATGAGGAACAGGGTAGTAACCCAGAACGTCAAGAAGTTACTTTTAAACAAGCAGAACAAGATGACACTCCTAGTAAGGGTATGTTTTCTTCTGTTCTTAGAAGAGATCCTGTTAATCTTTATTCATTCTTAGGAAAACAGAATGATGATGTAAACGAAAGAATAAATGGAATTGAATCACAATTAGTTACTTTAAACAATAATAACAGACAGCAGAGATCAAATTTTGAGCAGAATTTAATTAATATAAATGTTTCACTTCAAACTCTTGAGCAAGGGTTAACCGCAGTATCTGATAAACTTGAACTATCACAACAACTAGAAAAGATTAAAGATGCAAATCAGAAGGCTAGAGAGCAACAGTTAGCAGACCAGCAATTAAGAGAGGGTAAAGAGAGTCTAGTAGAGAAGAAAATGCAAACTGCATTGGCTGCCCCTCTACAAAAGATTGGTGTACAAGCACAATCAATCTTGGGCAATATTATGAAATTCTTCAATACCATTTTGTTAGGTATCATAGGGACAAGAGGTATTCAAGTCATAGGTAAATTGATAAACGATAATCAAAATATAATGGAGACGATAAAGAGTAAAGTAGTAAAAGAATTGGGTATAGCAACTGGAATATTCTTAGCGATAAATGGTGGATTGGCTATTGCACTACGATCTGTAATTAGATTGACTGGATTTGTTTCTAGAATTGCATTTACAAATTTGCTTATAAGACCGATAAGAGCAATATTTGATTTAGTTGCAAGAGGAGCTATACTAAAAGGAGTATCTAATGCTGGCGGTAGTGGTGGTGTTCCTCCTGGTGTGCCAGGTGGTGGAAATCAAAAAACTAAGACCACACAAAAAGGTAAAGTAAAATCAAGTAAATCGTTTGGTTTAGGTAGATATTTTCTTCCAACAGCCAGTGCTGGACTTCGTGTACTCGATGAATATCAGAGTGGTGAAAGGGATCCAGCCAAACTCATCACTGCTGGAGTTATTGATGGATTATCATTGGTTCTTTTGAACAAACTAAAATTAGGAACCCTTGCTACTGCAGGACTATATTTTCTTTCAAGAGAACCTGTTGATCAGATTATAGATGTATCTCAAAAATTAATAAGTGGTGAAAATATTGACCAAATTGGTAATCAAGTTCAAGAGAGACAATTGGAACTTAGAAATAAATCAAATAAAGTTGTGGTCGTAGATGATGATAGTGAAGAAACAAGCACAGTTACTGGATCAGCAGGTATAGCAGATGCATCTGCATTACTGGCTGTTGCTAGTGGAAATACAGATAATCCATATCTTATGAACTCACTTATTCAATATAATGTAATGCTATGAAGATAACAACAATAAATTTATCAAAGATAAATAAGGCAGTTACTGGAATAACTGAAACAGTTCGTAGAAGTAAAGTAATTATTGATAGCATATCTGAAAAGGTAACAAAGTCAAATGAAAATATAAGAAATAGAATATCTGATGCAACAAAGTTATTTCAGACAAGACGACAAGCAGCACGAAGAAAGGAAAGAGAGGATCTCATTGAAGCATCGGGAATAGGTGGTGCGATTAAAAGGACAAATCAAGTAATTTCTAAAAGTACAAGGGGATTTTTAGGTAGAATATTAGATTTTGTAGCAACGATTTTAATTGGTTGGGCGATAGTAAACATACCAAAAATTGTAGCACTAGGAAAAAATTTATTTAAAAGAATGCAAAAATTCTTTAAAATAATTACTGGATTTACAGAGGGTCTTACAAATTTTTATACTAAATTTACAACAGAATTGAGTTTGATAATGTCTAATTTATCACAGATAGATTTGCAACCAATATCAGATCAAATGGGTAATATTATGATTCGACTTCAAAATGCTTTCAAAAGAATGGAGACTGGATTTATTCGTGAAATCTTAGGATTTAATAGAATGAGCGAGCAAGATATTATTAAATACTTCGATCTAGATCTTAACAAAGAGGAAAGAGAAAATATTGAAAATATTATTGATGAAGAAGTTGGTGAACAAACATTTGAGAATTTACCAGAAAATGTGCAAAATGCTATAAAATTATACATGTCTCAAATTGAAAATAATGAGTTGGACAAGTATGATAAGAGAGATATACTTAGTGGTGATATTAAAACCATAGAAGCAATGTTGAGAGATAAAAACATTGTTCCCTATACCAATGATGAAGGTGATATAGATTATAGATTAAAACAAGAAGAAGATGATAAAACGATGGAAAATATTAAAAATTTCTTTAATAATCTATTCAAAGGTCAAGAAGCAAAAGCGGGTACACTTGACCAAGCTTTAAAAGATGTTGAAAAACTTAATAAGCAACGTAATCTGGTTTCAAATGATGCAGCATCTAACACAATAATATACAGAAGAAAGAGTAGAAGAAATATGCAAAGAAATGCAACGAAAAGAGAAGAAACTCAACTTAGTTCTGCCAGTGTAAATAGTAATGATAAAATAATAAGTGATCTTCTAATTACCAAAATAAAATACTGATGCCAGCAATAAGTCCTTGCGAGTATGAAGAAATTAAAATTGAGTCAGATAGTGGTAAAACTATAGACTTGAGACTTGGTGTTGTTTCATTTCAGTATTTTGAGGATTTATTTTCTCCTACAATCACAGCAAAGATGGTGATTATAAGTACTGCTGGAGTCATAAGTAGTGATAAAACTAATAAATTAGAATCTCTTTATAATGGATTACCAATTAGGGGTGGAGAAAAAATATCTATTAAGATAAAAGGAAACTCTTCACATAATAGAGGTTTAAGATTTGATACACCAGAAACCTATTTGTATGTTTCAAAAATTTCAAATGTTATAAGAGATGGTCAAAAAGAAATATTTGTGTTACACTTAGTTTCTAAGGAAGCAATCACCAATGAACT